TCGACGCGGAGTTGTTCGCATTCATGTAGAAGAACCCGTAGTTCGCGTTGTCGTTATAGTTGCCGCCGACATAGGCCGGGTAGAGCGAGCTGTTCGAGTTGACGCGGTACCGGGCAGACCTCAGCCACAGGGCACGGATGATCCCCGATTTACAGTTACGTTTGTTTTACTTTTGTGCTTAAAGGTTTCTCATCGTCTCCTGTAAGCCCGGGGGAATGCTCCCCCGGTCCCCCTATTAGGTTTTAAGGAGGCGGGAGCCGAGGTTGCCGAAGGTGCTCGACGCGGAGCCGTACGCATACATGTAGAAGAACCCGTAGTACGCGCTGCCGCTATAGCTGCCGCCGACATAGGCCGGGCAGAGCGAGCTGGACGAGAAGACGCGGTCGCAGACGTGCGTCGTGTAATCTGATCCGTCTGCCGTGTCCGCGATGAAGGCCCATGCTGCGGATTCGCTATAGCCGAATCCGTGAATGGCACCCGGTGCAGGCAGTGCGAATCCGAGCTCGTTGAGATCTCCACTTCCGCCTGCGTAGGAACTATTCGCCGCTGCGTATGTCTTCGACTGTGACCCCATGAACCCATCGATCCAGTCGTAGCAATTCGAGAAAGGATCCTCGATCCATCTGTACTGGTTATGGGCGCCGGTCGCTTTGACGGTGTGGTATGCTGCGGAATCTGTTCCGCCCATGGTCCCGATCGATCCGGTGTTCCAGCCTTTTCCGAGTGTTGTCTGCGAATCGAAGTTCGCAAACTCAACCAGGTAGAGGAGCTCCAGAGCACACCATGCAGCCAGATCCATCATCCGCCAACCGTCGCCCTTGGCGGCGCTGTATGTTCTGAAGCTGGTCTGCGATGTGTTGACGAGCGGAGTCACGCCGGACTTTGAGTAGACGCCGGAGCTGCTTCCGCCTGTGTGGTAGCGGCCGATATATCTTCCGGATCCGGGATGCTTGCAGTATCCTTCCTTTGCGGTCGGCGAGATCGCCCAGAGCCACTTGCTGTTGGCCGTGTCCTTGTAGGCTGTGTAATAGAATTCCGGGATGTAGACCACGGTATCATTGGCAGTCTGGTCGAATCTGCTGTCCGTCTCCGGCACATACTCAGAACCGATGACGTTGAAGCGCTTCATGTCGGCCCACGGCTGGATGCTGTCAAACGGTGACGACCCGCTGCCGCTGTTGCCCTCTGCCGGCACGGGATTCGCGAATGCCGCCGCGAGGCCCTTCCTTGTGAGTGTCGGTGAAGTCTGGGAGTAATCCCATTCGACGCCATAGGCGCCGTCGGCTGTGGTCGCGGTCGGTGTCTCGACGTTGGCTTTGAACTGTGCGTACACAGAGAGGTTGCCCTGGACGTTCACGGGGTTCGGACTCCATCCGGTGAAGATCTTGTCTCCGTCCGTAGGTGTCGGCCCTGTGTAGGTCGCGGATCCGCCCTGGAGTACCTGTACAGTGTCCAGAAGTGTTGAACCGTTGTAGAAGTACACGTTGTAGACCGGCGTGTAGGACGCTGTGTATGTCGCGTTCCCCGTGACAGCCGTGATCTGCGGCACCCATCCGGTGAAGGGTCCGCCTCCGGATGTCGGGTTCTGCGGCGTGGAACCGTTGTAGCTTGGCGTTGTGCCCCACGGCACGTTCTCGTCGGTCTCGAGGCGCGTTCCGTTGGAGTTGTTCCAGGCCACTGTGTAGGTCCGGACGTTCCAGGTGTATGCTGCGTAGATCGTGCGGTCGGCGATGACATTGTCGAGGGCGGAAGAATCCGCAGCCTGCGCGTCTGGCTCCAGGGCCCATCCGGCGAAGGTGTAGCTGTAGTGGCCATCGGAGCTGTTGGGCCTCGTGAGGCCTGTCGGCGCGGCTTCCTGCGGCACGCCGTCGTGGCACTCGACCACTTTGATGACGGTCTCGTCCCAGTCGGCGTATGTCCTGTAAGAGAGGACAGAGTCGGCGATGATGGCGATGTAGGGATATCTCGCATTGTAGGACGCCACCTGTGCTCCGGTGAGGGATGCGGTGTGGATGGTTCCGGAGACCTGTGCCTTCTCGACGTTGTTGCCGTTCTCGTCCAGACCTCTCATGGTGTCGAGAAGGTCGAGGATGGCCTCGATGGCTGCGGCGTTCTCGCACTCCCAGTAGAATCCCACGAGCCTCACGCGGGCGCCGGCAGGGATGGCGTGCAGGATCGCTCTCTCGTCGATGACGGAGGAGTTGTTCTCCAGACGGAGAGTCGTCACGTTGGAGTATCCCGCGCAAACGAATTCACTGATCAGATGCTGGTTCCTGATCGTGATGTTGGTCATGGTGTCCGGAAGGTGGAGCTTTTTCAGGACGCCACCGATCGGGAGCGTCAGGCCCTGGATCTTTGTGCCGTCGAAGTACGCTTCCTCGATGATGACACATCCTGACATGTCCACGGACTTCTGCTTTCCGGTGCCGAGCGCCGTGCAGTTTCTCGCGTCGAGTTTTCTCAGGAGGGCGTTGCTGCCGAGTTCCAGGTCGTTGAGGTTGCCGTTCTGGTACTCGGATGAGGCGTCGCCCACCTTGATCTCCTGCAGGTGTGTGGCCATGGAAAAATCCGCGAAGCCGACCTTCAGACCGGAGACGTCTCCGATCGAGGCGACCTGCTTGGCCGAGTAGATGTAGATCTCCGTGTCGTTCAGGGTGGTGACCGGGCACTCCAGGAGTGTCGGGACGCCTGCGGAGCCTCTCTTCTGGACGAGGTAGGAGCCGTACTTGACCGTCGGATAGATGGACGCGTAGGGGGTGACGGTGATGTCAGCCTTGGCGTATCCGCGCAGCTGAATCACTTCATTCAATGCGTCGCCGGCGTTGTACTTTGAATCCTCGTACTGGAAGCGGTTGTAGAGCCACCACTTTCTCTGTTCCGTTTTCGGCCCCTGCATCATGGGGAGGTAGACTGCGGTCGGTTCCTTGCCGACGTCCGGATCTGTGAGGGGTGTGATGTACTTAAACCAGGAGTCCTCGTTGAGGAGGGCCTCCGGCCACTTGGACTGGTGCTCCTCGAACTGGCTCTCCACGTTCCCGTATGCCAGGATGCCGTTGGAGCGGAGGGTCTTGTACATCTGGGAGATCTCCGCCCTGTGCGAGTCGCGGAGGTTGCACCAGAGCGTAGAATTCTGGCCGTTGAAGATGTCCGCGCCGCCTTCCAGGTGGTCCGTGTCCTCGAGATCATACGGGAAGACCAGGGAGCCTTCGTTGTTCGTGCCAAGGGCCGTGTCCATGTCGTAGGGCTCCGCGACCGCTTTTCTCCTCATTCCTTCGACGCTGCATTCCGATCCATGGAAGCCGAGGAAGAAGTTCTTCGCCCTGGAGTCGACCATGAGGAAAAGCTCTGTGAAGATGTAGTAGAAGATAAAGGAATCTGTCTCCGCATAGTCCGCGAACTCCGCCTTGAATTTTGCCAGGCGGTAGTCTGCGGAGTCGGTGGTGTACTCGGTCCCGCCGTAGGTCACAGGCGCCGGCAGTGAATCACCGGTCGCCTGGTCGCGGTCTGTGGAGACCACCCAGCTGACGAAGGTCTTCAGCTGGGTGATGTCTTCATAGGTGTCCTCCGGGAATCTGGCCTCGAAGTCGTTCTTCCAGGCGGGATATGTCTCCTGCGTCTCCGGATCCGTGTAGATCTCGTCGAAGTCGTCGGATTTGAACAGCATTCTGGCCGATGTGTTGTTCTGAAATTCCCAGCTTTCGTCGTAAACTGCCATGATTTCTCCTTTGCTTTAAACTGCGTATCCGTAGGGCGCCGGCGCTCTCTTAGGGAGGTTGAAGTTGTACTTTCCGAGAAGGCTCACCGTGTCGGAGACGGTGTCGTGCCAGAAGAGTGCGATCGGGAGTCCGTAGATTCCCCAGCGCACGCGGGGGTCTGTGATCATCTCCGGCACCTTGTAGGGGCACGCCTCGTTATAGATACGGACCAGGCGGGTATTGTTCGCTGATTCGGAGGAAGCGACGTCTGCCTTGAGGACAAATCTGTTGAAGGCGATGACACCCTCTGCCAGCGTGTAGTCACTCGCGTGGCCGGAGTCGTGCATCTCGAATCCTGCCTTGAACTGCATGTCGTAGTTCTTTCTCGCATACGGAGCAGAGGAAGTACCCTGGACGTTGGCCTGGCATCCGGTGAAGGTAAAGGATTTCGCCGGATGGAGCGGGTCTGTGTAATATCCGGAGACGGTCTTCTTGTCACCCTTGTACTGCGGGAGCTCGTCGCACTCGATGACCATGTAGGGAAGGTCTGCGGGGAGCTTGGCGATGACAACATTTCCGTACTCGTCGTAGATGTTGTTATGTGTGTAGCGGTCGAGCATCTCCGCGCCGCTCTGCGCGTCCGCGATCCAGTTGTCGAGGACCTGGTATCTGGTCAGGTCGTTGTCGTATACGCGGATGTTGTAGATGTCGATCGTGCACTGGTTGGATCCGATGGAGATCCCGACAGGCGTCTGCTGTGAGAAGTCATCGTCCTGCGGATACTGGACGACGCCGGATGCCGCGCCGTTGACGTAGACCAGGACGAGTCGGTCTTCCGATCTCTTTTCAACCACGAAGGAGAGGCGGATGTGCTCGCCCTCTTTGTACTGCGTGAAGAGCTGAGACTGCTCTGACTTCAGGTCCGCCCGCTGGGCGGTCATCTGCAGCCCTCTGTCTCCCGACATGCAGGACAAGACTGTGGTGTTGTAATTGAGGACGTTCCTCGTGGCAAATTCCACTTCCACAGTCTTTCCGGATGTCCGGAAGTCAGTTCCGAAGATCTGGTAGGGGATCGTGACTCTGGCGTCTCCGGAGACTCTGAGGACGGTGGAGCCGTCTTCCAATGTCTGCCATCCGTCTCGCACAAAATTGAAGCCGGTGAGCGATGCCTCGATGGGTCCGCTCTTCCACTCCTCCGGATGGGCCTCTGTGTTGGACCGTCCCTCTGCCGTGAGGTAGAGTGCCAGGGCATCCGTCTCAGGTTCGACGTCGATGTCGGTCTCAGTAATGTTGATGGAGAAAGACTTTGTCACGCCGCCGGAGCTGATGGCGAAGGTGTGGCTGCCGGCTGTATCGAATCTCATCGTCCAGCCCTGCTGTGTCCTGTCGACAGTCCTCGTCGCTACGGTCAGGCCGTCTTTGATCAGGTCGACCTCTGCCGTCTCGCTCGTCGGGTTGAAAATTGTGAAGTCTATACCCAGCTGCTCATACTGCGCGGCCGTGTCGCGCTTGAAGTTGCTGGTGATGATCGTGTTGTTATTCAGTGGCTCGATGGCAATGAATTCATAGTAGAGTTCATTCGAGCGGACCGGCTGGCCGTTGATCTCGCAGTCGAAGTAGCACCGGATCGAGTGGGCGCCATGGCTCTGCTGCGGGATCGTGAAGGTGATCTGTCTGCCGGATACAGAAGTTGTGATGGTGTCGAGGAGCTTGTCGTCCACGAGCAGGCTGATGACCTTGGAGACCGCGCCGACAGGCGTGACGGGGAACTGGAAGGGTCCCTCGTATCTCTGGGACGTGTCAAAGGACGAGGACAAGCTCGTGTCGACAGCCGTGACCGTGAGGACGAATCTCTTGTTATGGCCGTATACGTCGGAGATCCTGAGGATGATGGTGTTGTCGCCGGTCGGGATGTAGGGGCCGATATCCACGGAGACGAGGCCCTGGTTGACCTCCAGCATGGCCTTGGTGACGTCGTTGACGACGACCTGCAGCGTGCCCTTGCCGGTCTCCATCTCCTCTTCGATGGAGCTCCATTCCACCTTCGCGATCGCGGATCCGCCTGTCTTGATGGAGAGAGCGTTCCATCCGGACGCGTTCCTGGCCTTGAATTCGACGTTGTCGGTGGACTCTCCGCCGCCACCGCCTCCACCGCCGCCTCCGGTTCCGAATGGGCCGATCGGGCCGGCGATGTCGTCGCCGTCAGATGTGAGATAGAGGTATCCTTTGCCGTCGGCATATCCGTCGTCAGCTTTCTGGCGGAGGAGGTTCTGGACCCTGTTCACAGCCTGCTGCAGGACGATGGTCTTCTGCTCGACCTCCGCGAAGGCATTTTCCAGGTTGTTGGCTTTTGAGAGGGCCTGCGTCGCCACCGCTTCCGCGTTGGACTTCATCTGGACGACTTCCTGAGCCTTGGACTCGACCGTTTCGACCGCGTTCCCCCTGGCGGAGTTGACGGCGCCGACGCCTGCCGTGGCAGCCTCCTCGATCTCCTCCAGCTTCCCGTCGAGGTCCGCTGCATCAATCTGCGACGCCGCATTGGCCGCTGCCTGCGCCGCCGTCTCTGCGGCGTCCTGGGCGTTCTCTGCCGCTGCCTGTGCAGCTTCCGCTGCCTGCTTGGCCGCAGTCACGGTCTCAGCTGTGCCGGCGATGCTCTGTGCTGCAGCGATGATCTCGTCGAAGTCTTCCGCGATCTCCTCCACCTGGCGGATCTTGGAGTCGCTCCGAATCGTGTCGAGGTCCATGGCCGTGCGGTCGACGGAAAGAATGAATCTCTCGGTCAGCAGCTCCTCGCCGCTCTTGGTGAGGGTGAGTTTGCAGGGCACACGCCCGGCGATGGGCGTCATCTGCTCGTCAAGGCCGAAGAGGATCCTTTCTCCGGAGATGGATGCTGCGATGTCAAAGCCGTGGCCGTCCGGCTTTGTGCCGATGATGGCCACGGTCGCCCCGGTCGGGAACGTAAATTCCGCATCCGTCGCAAAAAGCTCCACCTCGAAGGTCCTGGAGTTTTTATCGTACTGGCTGACGTGGATCACCTGCGGCCCTGCGCCCGGTGTCACGTCCAGCCGGATCTGCTTGGTATACATGCTCATTTATTCGCCCTCCTTCTTGTCGCACACCAGCCATACAGGCTCGAATGTCAGGCGCTCGTCCCCGGAATATGCCGTCACCGCTGCCGGTATCTCTCCGGCATAGGTCGCGAACGATTCCGGGATGTCAAATGTTACTGCGAGGTTATTCCTGGAGCCGGTGATCTCCAGTTCCTGGCCGTCCGGCCTTCTCGCCTTCAGCTTGATCGTCGTCCCGGAAGGAAGTTCCAGTGTCCCTTCCCTGGCGAACAAACTGAATTCGATGTGCCTGCTCCTCTTGTCGCCCTGGCTGATGTAGATCTTCACAGGGTTGCCGCCCGGCACGGCGTCGAGCTTGACATACTTTCTATACATCGGCATCTTCTACTCCTTCCGGTGCCGTTCCCGGCTCCGCCTTCTTTATCACCGGCTCGGCCTGTGTGACCGTCACGTTCGGTTTCACCGGTGCGATCATGGACATGATCATCTCGTTGTATGCCCGCCGGCTGAACCGCCCGGCCAGGGCTTCCATGACCACGGCGGCCTCCTCCTGCGTCACTTCGTTCTGTGCAAATGAGTTGATCGCGAAGTTTTCGATCATTGTTTCCAGGGCCGAGAGAATTCTTGCGCTTGTCATTGTCAAACCTCCTTTTATGCTGTTCCTGTTCTCAACGGGTCCTCAGGTGGGTCTCCCCCGCTGCCGGTTCCCGTCACTGTGGCCGCTTCTTCGATCGGTACCAGAGCCCCGTCTTTAATGACCATTTCCGTCAGAGCCGTGACGGTACAGCCTTCTTCTGCGTACCGCTTTGCCTCTTCGTCTGAGCGAACCGTAAATATTCTGTTATTCCTTAGAATCTGGTATGTCATGATCACCCCTTAGTAGCAGATGCCGTTCTTGAAGGCGAGCGTCCCGTAGCTTGGCGTCACGCTCACCGTCACCGAGACATCCGTCATGGCGCGGATGCTGTAGTAGTAGTCGCCTGTGGACCTCTGGACGTTTGTCCACTCTGTATATGTCGGCTTCACGGTCACGCTTACGTCTCCGATTCCGTTCGCGTAGGACAGGCTCCCGGTGTAGCCATCGTATCCTGTAAACGTTCCGCCAATCGACGTCCAGCCGCCGACCACAATTTTCGGCGCAAGAATGGCGACTTCTCCTCGTCCCGCAATGGCCGCTCCATACTGTCTGTTGATCGAGTCGTAGACATTAAAGCCGACCCATCCGTTCGGGGACGTTGCGCTGTATGAGTTGTGAGCTCCTTCCAGATAGCCGTCGACAAGTTTGCACCATGCCGTATTCCCGGAAGATTTCACCGTGCCGGCGATGTCCGCCCCCGTTGCTGTCAGCTTGCCGGCCGTCGACACTTTGAAGGCCCCGTTCCCGATGTTGATGGATCCCTTCTTCATGGTGAGCTCGCCGGTGCTCAAATTGAACACAGTGTTGTTGCCGGTGTCTGCGAGGGTGCCCGTTGCGATGTATGACGCGTTTATGTAGAGCTTTCCATTGTTCAGGTAAATGCCCTGTGTCTGGCCGTTGTTGGTCAGGCGGTTGAAGATCTTAAGCTGCGTCAGGTCTTCGTCGTAGTCATCCACCGCGTCTTCCGCGATCTTGGCCACGGTCTTTCCTCCGACAGTGGCCGTGGAGGCAAGCTGGAACTCGCCCGTCTCCATGTTCCAGAAGTTTTTCCCGGCCACGTCTGAGAGGATGCCCGCCTTGATCAGGACTGCGGTCAGTGTTCCGGTGGTAATGAAATCGGCCACCAGCTTCCCGTCGATGGTCCAGGCGTTGGCATACGGGCCGGAGAATCCGTTTGTCGAAAATCCGATGCCGTTTTTGTTGATCCGGATGATGTTCACAGCCGTGGTGACATCCGGTTTGTCCATCACATAGATTTCTTCCGGTGTGCCGTCGGCATTCCGGCCGAAGACGACGTATCCGCCCAGGCCTCCGGTGATCATGTCAGTGGCGTGCTCGATGGCCTTCCTGAGCTCGCTCTTGGCGTCCTTGACCTGCTCTGTGGAGATCTCCACAGCCTCGTCAATCCTGCCCTGGAGTGTCTCACCGAAGCTGCTCTTTGCATCTCCCAGCTCGATCTCGTCGTAGCGGTCGGTCAGGACGTTGAACTTCGTCCGGACGACCTTGGCGGTCGCCTCGACGCCCAGTCGCTCGAAGATGACCGTGACGGTGTCGCACAGGTTGACGCGCTCGAGGTTCATGAGTTCCTTGTACTCTTCCGTCTGCCAGAGCGGGAGGAAGGACACCTTGATGGACACCGACGGGATGCCGATCTTGTTGGCCTTCATGTAGGCCTGTGCCCTCTCGCGTAGCTGGGCCTGCGTCGGAGGGTTCTGGAAGTACGAGGACATGTCCAGGGGGACCGTCATCTGATAGGGAAAGTTCTTTGCGTTCTCACTGTGGAGGACTTTCTCGTCCAGTTCCACCAGCGTTTCTCCGCTTCCTTCTTCCGAGCCCTTCCAGTACGGATAGACACCCGTGATGGTGTTCTCAATATTCTCTTCCTGCGTTATGTCGGTTATGTTCTTTCCGTACCGGAGCGTCACGCCCTTGTCGGATCCGCGCTCCGAGTGCAGTTTTATGGTGTAGCCGTCCCACTCATACTCCCCGCCGTAGGTGTCCAGGATGGATCCTCTCGTGCCTCCCAGCCGCGACCGGATGGAAGACGGCTCCTCCACGGAGAAATTTGCCGTCGTGGATTTGTCGGTCCAGAATTCAAAAGGACACGCCTCTGCCGCGTTGCTCTTCAGGCCATTCAAGGCCTGCGCACATGACGCTGCCGTGAATGGAGCCACCGGGATGTGTGATGTCTGGTAGCTGATGTGCCTGGCCTTGACGGTCACGCGCTTGTTGAGCGGCTTCGTGATCTTGTAGATCCGGAAAGGCTGCTCCGGTTTCCCGTCCGCAGGTTTCGCCATGATCAGGCAGGAATGCTGTATATCTGAAAAATGGACCCCGTCGACGGGATATTGCATCTCCAGTTCGTAGGATCCATTACGTTTTTCCTCGACAAAGCAGCTGATCGCGGAGGACAGCTGTCCGATTCCGTTCGTTGAGAAATCGGTTGTCGCCGGGCTGTATAATCTCATATCTTCCACCACCTCGGCGTGATTATGATCCTCGAGATCCCGCTGCCAAGTGTGACTCCGTTGTCGCCCTCAAGCAGTGACGGGAATCCTCCGGAGAGGAGCTTCACGCTTGTGTTCCGGTTGTCGGCCATCGTGTCCCTGTAGCATTCGCAGATGTCACAGTCGATATCTGTGTAGGTATTGGCTGCAGTGATCTGTATGCTCGTCGAGCCGATGGAAAAGGTCCCTGTTCCGTAGACGCGCAGGAGCGGTTTTGCCTCCTGCGCGGTCGGGTTGGTGATCTTCCCGGACGATGTGAATGTCTTGGCTTTCTCCCCTGAATTGAGGAATCTCTGCGGCATCACTGAGAAGTTCACCGCAAATGTCGCTGCGGCTCCGTTCTTGATCAGTTCCAGGGCGACATTGCCGGTCAGCTTGGCCATCCGGTACTCGTCCGGATGCCAGGAGTCCTCGAGCCTCGCGTAGCCCCTGTGTGCCGTGATCATGGCGCGGAAGCGCTCGAAGTTCTTTTCGAAATCGACGCCGATGCCGCAGGTATATGTGCCCGGGACGTTCTTCCACCTGCCGTTGTCGACGGTCAAGTCTCCGTTCCGTCCCGGGATCTCAATCTGTTCGGAGTCTCTCTCGGGCGTATCCCATATTCCCGACACGCTGTCGATCAGGATGCCGTAGTCCCTTGAGGATGCTCCGCCGTACACGAAGAATCCGCCTGCGCTCATCTATACACTGCCTCCGCGCTTGCCATATCGTCGCCCAGAATGTCGGCGACCTCTCTGGCGATCTCGTGGGCATCCTGTCTGTCTGTCGGATAGATGTTGATGCTCACGTCGCCGTATTTAAAGTTGCGAATCGAATCTCCGGCCCTCTGCGCCGTCTGTGACAGCGTCCGGATTGCGTTCTGGATGGTGTCACTTGCAGGTGTCTGCATGGCGCCCTTGACGCGCTGCATGACCGTCTCGACGCCTCTCATGAACATGTCGAGCAGGTGGTCTTCTCCGGAGACCACTTCCCTTCCGGATTCTCCTCCTCCAAGAAGCTTCCCTCCGGACGCTCCGAAGATGGTCGCCCCCTTCAGTACGCGAATCTTGTCCATGGCCGTGTCGTACCAGTCGACGGTCAGGTATCTCGGATCCGGAATCGTGCCGAGAGCCGGTACATCAATGTAGGCGCCCACATTGATGTGAGGGAGCTTCAGCTCTGGTAATTTCCATTCGAAATTGAAGAATCCTTTGATGTCCTCAATGGCATTTTTCACGAAATCTTTCGCTGTGCCGACAGGATCCTCGATGAATTTTTTGACTTTGTCGAAAATTTCCTGGGCTTTGTCTGCGATACCTCCGAATTTTTCTTCGACCGAATCTTTCATGTCCTGGAATTTTTCTTTGACGCCGTCTTTAATGGCGATCACCCGTCCCAGTACGTCGCGAACCATATCGACGAATTTTTCTTTCGCGCCTTCTTTGATTTCGTTAAATTTTCCGACGGTATTTTCCTTGAAGTTCTCCCATTTTTCTTTCACGGAGTCGACGAATTCTTTCGCTTTCGCCTTGATGTAGTCCCAGTTGTCGGCGACCAGCATTCCGACCGCGATCGCGGCCATCACTGCTGCCACTATGAGGGCGATCGGTCCAAGGAGCGGAGCGCCCAATATGCCTATCACTCCGCCTATGGCCGTCACTATCGTGCTGATCGCACCGACCACTGTGGCGATGACTACGAGCACTGGGCCTACCACTGCAGCGATTCCGGCGATCTTGATGATCATTTGCTGCTGGTCTTCACTGAGTCCGTCCCACTTCTCCTTCAGGGTGGTGATGGCGTCCCGGATGGCGGTCATGGCCTCCACGATCATAGGAGCGGCTGTCTCGACGATGTCTGCGCCCAGCTCCTTCATCAGGTTCATGTTGGTCTGCATCTGGTCCATCGGGTCCAGGGTTTCGTCGAACGTCGAACCGACATTGCCGGCGAAGTCCTGCATCGATGTTCCCAGTTCGTCGAAGGAGAGGCGTCCCTCCATGCAGGCGTCCGCGATCGCCGGGCCCGCCTTCGCGCCGAACAGCTCTGTGGCTGCGGCATAGGCCTCGGCTTTGTTGGAGCCGTCGCTCATTTTATCCTGCAGCTGCTGCATGGCTACGTTCGCCGGGATGCCCTCTTTCGTGGCGTTCTGCAGAGCCTTCTTGAGGCCGGCGAGTGCTGTTCCTGCGTCGACACCGTTTTTGTCCATGTTCGCGAGGAGCATAGCGGAATCGGAGAAGCTCAGACCCGCCTCGTCCAGGGCCGTCTTGTTGGTCTTGAGCATGTCGCTCAGTTTGTCGACGCTGATTCCGGTATCCTGGCCGGCCTTGTTCATGGTGTCGAGGACCAGAGAGGCGTCTTCCGCTCCGATTCCCCACGCAGCCATGGCAGACTGGACAGAGTCGATCGAGGAGGAGACGTCGGTGTCGTTGAGCTGTGCGAATTTGACGAAATCACCGGACAGGTTCTGCAGAGCGTCGCCCGTAAGTCCGAATCGTGTATTCACTTCGCCCACAGCGTCGGCGGCTGTCTGGAAGTCCGTCGGGATGGTCGTGGCGATATCCTTGGCGCGCTGCTGCATGTCTGCCAGGGCCTCGCCGGACGCACCGGTCTTGGTGGTGATGGTGTCCATGGCCTCGTCGACTTCTTTCCACGCCGCCACGGATGCAGCTCCCACTGCCGCGATCGGAGCGGTGACTCCCTTGGTCAGGGTTTCGCCCGCTCCTTTGATCTTGCCTCCTACTTCCCCTATCTTGCTTCCGACTTCCTCAACCTTTTTTCCTGCCTCCTGCATGGATGCCTGGAATGGTGTCGGGAGGTCTTTCACGTCGTCCTGGAATTTCTTCAGTGCCTCCTCGTCGGCGATGATCTGGCGTTCCAGGGCTTTGGCTGCCTCGGAGCTTTTGTCGAACCCTTCCGTGTTCTTCATCTGCTCCAGGGCTTCTTTCTCCCTCTGCAGCTTCTCCTTCGTGCTCTCGATGGAAGTGCTCAGATACTCCTGCTTCTGTTTCAGCAGATCTACGTTCGAGGGGTCCAGCTTCAGGAGCCTATCGACGTCCTTGAGGCCTCTTCCGGCCTCGCTCAGAGACTTGTTGACTTCTTTCAGCGAATCGTCCAGCTTCGTGACGTCGCCGTTGATCTCTATGGTGATTCCCTTTGTACGGCTTGCCATGTCAGCCTCCTACGAATTCGTTGAACTGGGCCTGTGTCGCTTTCTTCGGGTAGTCGACAGTGTCATTCCCGGACTCGATCATCATGTCCATGACCATGCCGTACTCCATCATGTCGAGCTCCTCGAGGAGCAGGCCCATCTGCTTGCACCGGAGCAGGTAGGTCGGTGTCAGGATTTCCCGGACGGTGGGCTCATATTTTTTTTTGAGCCTGCGACCTGTACAGCTCCTCCGAACCAGAGATCTACGATCTCCGGCAGGATCTGATAGATTGAAAATGTGTTCATGTCGTCGATCCAGTCCCAGGCGTCCGGGTACTTTTCCCGGAAAGCCCGCTGCTCGTCCGACACGCGGGGCGAAGGTGAGAGCGCCTGATAAGCGAAGGTGTAGGACACCCTCACGAAGGTCTCATAGTCTTCGATGTCGAAGAACTGCTTTCTCTCTTCGCCCTCTGCCGCCTCGTTCTCTTCGCTTTCCTTCGCGCGGTCGTTGGCGCTCCTCAGGGCATCCATGTCCCGCATGAAATCTCGCCCGGGAAAGAGGCGGTTATACTGAATAGGCGAAAAGGCGGAGGCGCGGAATGCCGCGCTCCTGCCTTCTTCGATCTGGATCACCTTTTCCATGTGATTCTCCTTTTATGCGTTGCTGATGCCAGGCAGGCAGACCTTCGTGAACCACTGGTTGTATGTGGCCGCGTTCGCGCTCTTTGTCACGCCGCCGCGCACGATGTTCTTCTCCGCGCCGTCGATGACGCAGGGAAGAGGGGATGCCTGGAGGGAGATGGACTCCGTGTCAGGCTCGCGCATGTTGTCTTTGTTCTCGCCTGTCTGGTTCGGCCTGGAGGCCGTGCAGTTGTAGTAGATGAACCGGATGCCTTCCGTGTCGCCCTTGAATTCGCCCATGAGCGCGAAGGGATCGGGCGTTGCGTCCGCGTCCTCGTACTGGATGCCGGTCGTGATATCCACCGTCTCCGCGAGGCAGTCCTGACGGAACTGGTCGGAAATCTTCACGAAGTTGAGCGTCCCGGTATATCCGTTATTCGACGCGATGATGATGTAATCGATGCCATCTGCCCGGATCTTGGAAATGTCACCCTCTGCCTGCATATCGATGGACTGCAGGCCGGGCTCCTGGCGGATCCGCGTCTCGTCGAACGTGATCGAGCCGTCTGCGTTCCGCTTGCCGGGGCAATAGTAGCAATTCTTGACGTCGTACCTGTATTTGTTCGCCATGCTTTTTACACCTCCATGGTGTACTCGGTAAAATAAAGCCCGAGCTCGTCGTCGTAGTTTTTGGTCGCGTTGAAGCGGTCGAAAGCCTCTGCGAGGGCATCTTCGAAGCGCCTGCCGTCGGCTGTATGCGTCTCGACGTCCTCATTGGTATCTGTGTAGAGGTAGATGGTCAGCCGCTCCCAGAGGACGTAGTCGATGCCGTCAGCGCGGAGCGATCGCTTCTGTGTCCCCCATTCAATAAACGGAGGCTCGAGCGTGTCGATCTTGTCCCGGCTGATATGGTCGGGATGGTCCGGGTCGAAGTAGATGCCGAAGCCCTCGATTTTCTCCCGAATCTCGTTTCTGGTCATGTCTTGCCCATCTCCTTATCGATCTCTGCCAGAAGGTTTTCTGTGAAGGCCTTCTCCACCTCTGCGTCTGGCGGGATGTGCGGGAATGCCCTTGTCCTGGTCTTGTTCTTCCGGAAGAATTCCGCGCCGGTGATCTCGTGGCCGTCCTGGAGCAGGTGAGGGAGGCCCGGCTTTTTCTTCTGGTAGATTTCTCTCCCGTAGGCCCCGATGCGCTCGCTGGTCTTTCTGGAAGTCCAGCTTTTGGCATAGACGCCGGTCCTCTTCGGGGACTTCTGTCTTGTCTCTTTTAAAGTCTCTTTCGATGTCTTATCGACAGCCGTTTCGAGAGCCGTGATCGATGCAATCCGGACTGCTTCCAGAGACTTCTGCACGGCCTCCTGCAGTTTTCCCGCTGTCTGGATCTTCACATCAGCCATTTGAACGTCTCCTGTATGTGACCTGCGCCGCAGAGAGTGAGACGAGGAGGGAAACCGGCTTGGTGTCCTTCCTGTCGACCTGTTTGACTTCGTACTGGGTGCCGTCGGAGTCGACGAAGATATCGCCTTCCGTGATGTCGGTCCGTTCCGGGACGAGGATCGCTTTCCGGAGCTGCGTTCCCGCGATCATTGCCTCCCAGAACCGATACATGCCGACGGTCGTCTCCGCGAAGTGGATGATCTTCTGCTTCTCCTTGACGAGCCTGCGGTCGGATACCTCCCACGATGTCCCCCAGCCGTCTGTGTAGGTCTGGAGGTTAGTCGCCTTCGGTTTCAGCATCGCCCTCTGCCTCCGTGTTCTCTTCCGGTGTGTAGCCTTTGGCTGCGGCCCATGTCCTGAGATCATATTCTGATTTGATCTCAACGATGTCCTGCGCGAAATCCGTCAAGAAGGTCTCTGCAGCTCCGGCCTCGGCCCTCATGACGTAGTCACACAGGAGCTGGCCGCAGCGTGTGCCGGGCTCGCATCCCGCATCCGGATCCGCGTAGCGGTTGAGCAGGTCTTTTCCTGCCGCACCCTCTGCGCGGATCCTGGCTTCCGTGTCTTCATCCGGCGTGTAGGTGACATGCAGCGCCCGAATGAGCATCTTATATACAGATTCAGTGATCGCCATCATGCCACCTCCGTTTCAGATGTGCTTATGCTTCCTCTTTGGTCTTCACGGTTCCCTTGACCTTGACCGGAGTCGCGTAGTCCTCCAGGCCGGAGATGTCAAGGTTGATGAAGCTGGTGTTGTCCACAGGGCGGCCGCCGCCGTACACTCTGGTGGTGTAGACTCTGTTGTCCTGCAGGAACTGGTTCTCGTCGGAATACTCGATGATGCCGGACTGGCCGCCATTGATGGCCGCGAAGTAATTCTCCGCGAGGCCGACCTTGGCGCGGCCTTCTGCCACAAAGGGAGAGGTGACAACTCTGGTCGGGAAAGCGCGGTCGATCATGTTCTGAATGCCGGCGGTGGTAATCACCTGCATCGCGGGCCTGATCTTCTTGATGTAGTCGACAGGGTTGACGACCATCAGGACCTCGCTGATGTTCCTGTAGTCGCCGTTTGCATCCAGGAGGAGATTGTCGGCGATCTTGTCGCGGTATCCATCCCATGTGGTGATGGCTTCGGCAGTCTTCTCGGTATATACGCCATCGGTGGACTGTGAGACATCGAACGCAAGGCCGATGAACTGGTCTTTGCCATTGCCCTGGACGATGGTCTTTTCCAGGCCGAAGGCCACGGTCTCGGAGAGAATGTTCCTGATGTAGGCATCAACCCACATGGGAGCAAAGCCGAAGTTGAAACGGACGAAGTCCTTGGGGATGAGGAAGTACGCGGTGTACTTCGCGCGATCGATATCAATGAATTTGATAGCGCCCTGAACCTGCGCAGTGATCGCGCTGGTGATAGGTCCCCAGCTTCCCAGAAGGCCGCGCATCTGCTTGGCGTTCATGACCAGGCGGACAGCGCCGGCGGCGTTCTGGATGTCGATGGCAGCCAGAAGGGGGTGAGCCTTCTGCATGTCCTGAATGACGCGGTCGATGATGGTGGGCACCATGTGGTCGGTCAGGTTCTGGATCTCCTGCTTCGCGCCGGACTTGGCGGCGTTGATGAATTTCTGGTACCACTCTGTCTCCTCAGAGGTCAGAGCGCGGAGGCCACGGCTCTGCAGGACCATCATGTCGGTGACGTTCCCGTACTGCTCAAACTCCTGCTCGATCCTGTTGGCCACGCTGTCGTGGAGCTCCTGGATCGCGCCCGCTGCCGCCTCAGCGTCTCCGTCCTGCATGGCCTGGGAGAGCTTCTGGACGATCTTGTAATTCTCCTCCTTCAGGAGATCTTTGTTTTTCATGATAGGCATAATATTTTCTCCTTTTCTTGGTTTGCTTATCTGGCTGCGGTCATAGCTGCCATCAGTGTCTCGCGGATCCGCTTCGCGGCTTCCTTACGAGGGTCTGCCGGCGGCTCCTGATTCTGGCCGGGCTGCATGCCTGCAGACTGCATCATCCGGTTCATTTCCTGCTGCCTGAACAGCTGGTTGCGGAGCTCCTGGATGATCTCGTCTTTGTCGTCGTCTTCTTCCCCATCGTCCTCTTCGGCTTTGAAGTCGTCGATGACGTCGCAGAAGCCGTACTGCATGCAGGTCTGCGGATCGAGCATGGTTTCTTTCTCCATGAGCTCCTGCAGGGTCTGCTCGTCGATCTTTCCGTTGCTCCTTGCCAGATAAAGCTGGCGGGAAGCCGCGCTCAGAGCGTCGAGCTGTTCCGCGTAGTTCCTGAGCTGTTCGGCATTGCCCTCGCAGTACATCCAGGGGTTGTGAAGGAACATCGTAGTTCCGAGCCCCATGTGAATCTCTGACGCCGCCATGACGATGTCCATGGCTACGCTGTAGGCCATGCCATCGACATAGGCCGTGATCTTGTTCCCCTGCTCGCCCTTCTGTTTGAGCAGGTTGAAGATGGTCACGCCTTCGCCGACCTCTCCGCCGACGCTGTTGACGTGCAGTTCGATCTCCTCGCCGCTTGGGATGGCGTCCAGACAGTCGCGGAAGTGCTTCGCGCTCGTCTCCGAGTCGTTGTACTGCCACGTCTGCCAATTAAAGTCGCCCCTCTTGCGGACGCTGTCGTAGATGTAGAGCAGGTGCTTTGTGCCGCCCGCTGCCGTCGCCTCCTGCTTAAAACAGAATTTGAAATCAGTTCTCTTCGGCATTTTCTTCCTCCTTTCCCCCTTTTTCCTCCGGTTCCGAATTATCACTGTGTGGGGCATCGCCGCCCGGCACAGGTGCCTGTGTTGCGGGCGGATCGGTGCCCCCGTTCCCTATCTTGTTACTGTCCTCCATCGACTCGAGGTCGGAGAAGTTCTTGCTGATCAGGTGTTTCCTTGACCATTCGCTTCCGATCTCCGGCCTTCCGGTCAGGATCCTGATCTCGTCTATGGACGCCCCGCTGCCGAGCAGGTTGTAGGCGCCCTGTGCGGCCTCGAAGATGTCGGTATATTCGATGCCGGTGAGGTCGATCATCTGGTAGGTGCCCTTCAGGACTTCCTTGCCGTTCCTCTTCCGGTTGTTTTCCGTCTCGATCACATCCGCGATCGGCCGGATCCCGAAGGTGATGAGGTTCCTGGTCAGCTGTTTGACCTCTGCCGCAGTGCCCAGCATGAGCTGCGGCGGGATCTGTAGCGCGTTGGCCACCTTTGTTGTGATCTCTGTGGTCATATCTGTGATGTCCTTGACCTCTGAGGTCGTCCTCTTGGACGCTTCGGAGGTCTTGACCTGGTAATCGAAGCCCTTCCACATCGGCATGACTGCATTTTTGGCGTTGAAGTAGGACTTGAAGCGGTCGTTCATCATCTCGGTGAACACGTCGTTGAATGTCCTTGGCGTCCCGTCGCTCTTCTGGCCGTAGTTCTGGACCGCCGCTGCGTTTCCGTCGATGGTCAGGACGCCACGCTCGCCGGCACTCTTCTGGAATTTGTCCACCGCAGTGTCCAGGAGCTCCCTGTATCCCTCCATGAGGTAGTCCATGATCGACTTGACGTTCCGGCTGTTGAGCCGGTAGAAAAGCACCTGGTCCATCTTGAAGGACTGTGGAAAGGTGTACGGATGCACGACGCCGCTCTGGGAGTCAGAATTGACCACGACATTCCGGAAAACGTCCTGGTACAGGGCATATACCTCGTGTTCGTAGGAGTCCGCCACAACGAGCCCGCCTCTGGTCTCGATGACCAGGCACTCGTTCCTGTAGATCAGGTTCCAGACGATCTTCTGCAGGAATTCGTTCGCGTTGTAGTTGTAGTGCGGCGAATAATTCCAGAGATAGTATTCGTCTCCGTGGACTTCCTTGTTCCTGACGAAGGTCCTGATCTCACAAGCGCTCAGGGCGTTCGCGATGATGTTGATGCCGGTGCAGAGCGCGAACTCGTAGGTCATCAGCTCCGTCAGCTTCTCGCGGTCCACCAGCTCCGGCAGGTCCTCAGATCTGATGATCGCCTCGCCGGTGCCGAGCATCTTGTCCTGTATGAAATTCCAGAAATTCTTGAATACCGCCATCGGCGTTGCTCCTTAGAATGTCACTACCGACATGTCGACGTCCGGCATGTCGTTCATATCCGGCAGATAGTCCAGGCAGCACATGGCGTCCACGAATCCCATGAAGCCATCTGTCTTCCTGAGCTTCTGCTCGATCTTCCCGTAGAATGTGTTCCCCTTGCTGTCGAGGATCCTCTTGGTGTTGTTCGTATACCAGGCCATCATCCGGTCCCATCCACTGATCTGGTGATTGAGGAAGGCGCTGTTGATCAGGCTGCTGGTCTTCGCGATGTCGGAAGGCCGGACCAGATAGACGCGCTTGTTCTCTTTGTCGAAGGCATCGAAGCCATAATGCTTCAGAGCCTTGTTGAGCCAGGTGTACCTGAATGAGTCGATGCCGATCATGAGGATCCTGTACTTCTGTGCAAAGGACGCGATCCATGCTGCCGGCAGCTCCGGCGGGATCTCCACATCGTTGATGATGGTGCAGATGCCTTCCTTCTCCCACTTGTCGATCGGTGCGTGGATGTTCGGAAGATCTCTGGACTGTTTGCAGACAAAGGTGTGGTGGAAGCCGGTGATCATCTTTCCCTTCCGGAAGAGCACGTAGCATCCACAGAAGTCGTTGGTCTTCGTGTAATCGATCCCGGCCACACAGGCCATTCCCTGCTGCGGTTCGAAATCCCGCTGCCGCAGGCACGCCTCGATATCCTTCCACTCGGCGACCGCGCTCTGCGGATCCGAGATTGGGAAGTTGCATCTCTTTGCCAGAAACTCCGGATAGTAGTCCGGCGTCGAAGGCATGAGCTTGATCTCCTGCTCGATCGTGGACCGCAGGCTGTAGAAGGATGGATCCGCGATGGAAGGATTCGCTTTCACGATCTTGTTGATGTCCTTCCACTCGTCTTCCTCCTCGATCCGGAACCAATTTACAAAGGTCCTGTTCGCCGGATCATATTCCCGGAGGATGATCTCGTTCTGGGCCTTCTCGTCGTCCAGGACGCCGCCTCTGACATGGCCGTCGGTGGTGATGGTGATCTCTCTCCACCACTTCATCTTGCCTGTGCCAGACTTGAGGGTGTTCATGTTCCTGGTGTCGACGTACTGGTGCTTCTCGTCGTAGATTACGCATCCGGTCCTCTTGGAGTCCTTGTTCTTCGTCGACGTCGTATTGAGTCGGAACTCGGCGTTCATCTTCTTGCCGAGCACCATCTCGGCCATGCCCTTGAAGTTGGCCTTCAGGACCTTGGCGTATGCCGCTTTCGTCGGCTCGTTCACGAGGTTCGAGACGTCCTTGATGGACGTTCCCGCCTGGTCTTCGCCATTGGCGATCAGGTCGACGTTGTAGTTTTTTACTCCGTGGAGCGGTGAGATCATGTAGAGAGCGCAAAAATCGATAAAGCCATTCTTTCCGCTCCCTCTGCCCATGATGTCTCTGGTGACGTGGAAGTATATATCGTCGTAAGGAGCGCCCGGCACCCGGAGGAAGACCCCGAACATGATCGCGAATTGATACCGCTCCCACGGAAGGAGGTTGAACTCAAAGTATTTCTGCAGGCTCAGGCCCTTCCGGATCCGTTCCTCGTCCACGTAGACGTCCGGGCGTTCCAGAACCGGGATGATGTTGTTCTCGATCGACAGCTCCTGCTCCCTGCAGTGCTCGATATGGTTTCCCCGGATCAGGTAGATCCACTCGTCGATGTTCTTCTCATAGGTCGTCATCCTCTTCACCAATAATTCCGTCAGTCGTCACGCCCAGCGTCTTGAGCAGGGCGAGCATCTGCCGATTGACGATCGGGAGCTGCTTCGGTGATGCATTGTCTTTTCCGTCCGAAGTCCGGAGCCCGGTCTCCCTGATGTCGCTGATCAGGAGTTCCTTCAGGTCCCAGAGCTGCATATAGTCCTCGACCTGGTCGGTGAAGAGGGCGATGTCCGCCCCTTTGTTTTTGAGCTGTCCAATCAAGCTCTTCCGGACCTCTTTCCGGACCGTCTTCCTGCTCTTGGTCGCCATCAGCTGTTGCCTCTCTTCTTATCCGCGCGCGCATGTACGCGTGCGCCTCCGTGAAAATTCAAAAACTCGCCAGGAAAGTGTGGCCGCCGGTCGATATATAGGCGAAAATTTTTCAAATTTTTGACCCGGGGGGATTTGCGCG